AGTTAAATAAATTCGGGAATTTGCCTCGGAATAAGATCAACAGATTGCTTCAGAACAAAGGCAAGTATTTTAGTGGTGCTCCGAAGGGAATGTCTGACTCACCGGGGATCTGGGAACGGATGCCAATCAATAGTAAACGGAAGAACAAGAAGGGTGGGAAGATCAGAATGGTCATCGGATATGAGCCAAAGGCAGAGTATTCTAAACGGTTTAACTTTAAGTCAATTGTCACCAATACTATTCGAACCAACTTCAAAAAAAGATTTAATTATTCCATCCAAAAGGCCTTGGAATCAGCGAGATAAGCATGAAAATTAAAGGTTCTTCCATGTCGTTTGTAGAGGGTTATTCGAATTTCGGGTGGTTAATTGATGTAGCAATTTTCAGCCTATTTCATTTCGCATGATTGTTAGTGAAGAGAGTTTAGAAAGTGTAATTCCATATATCAGAAACCCTCGAAAAAATGAGGATTCGATTGAGAAGGTAGCGGCTTCCATCAAAGAATTCGGATTTCGTCAACCGATAGTTGTTGATTCTGAGATGGTGATCGTTGCAGGGCACACTCGATACGAAGCGGCCAAACGTCTAGGGCTGAAAACGATTCCAGTCCATGTTGCGGAAGGTCTAACGCCTCAGCAGGTCAAAAGTTACCGAATCGCCGACAACCGGGCCAGTCAGGAATCAGAATGGGATCAGGAACTACTGAAACTCGAACTGGAAGAACTGGAACGGCCTGAATCTAGCGGATTTGAACCTGAGGAAATTTCAGAGATCCTTCAGGAACTTTCATTTGATCCCACGGCTGAAGATGAGCAACCAGATTTAGGTGTAATTGATCCAAAACTGGTTACCTGCCCGAATTGTGGTGAGGACTTTGACTTACGTGCAAAGAACTGAACTGAAACTTGACTGGGCAACCTATGAGGCGGCCAAGTACGCCTGCAGGCACTGGCACTATTCGAAGTCTCTACCTGCAACCAAACTGGCCAAAATCGGGGTTTGGGAAAATGGGAAATTCATCGGTGTGGTTATTTTTTCTAGGGGTGCGGCACCTCACATCGGTGATCCTTACAATCTACCTCAGACGGATGTTTGTGAACTGACGAGGGTTGCATTACGGGCCCATGAAACACCAATCACTAAGATCGTTTCGATAGCGATCAAGATGCTGAAACGGAAAAGCCCAAATGTTCAGTTGATCGTTTCATACGCTGACCCTGATCAGAAACATCTAGGGGTGATTTATCAGGCAGGGAATTGGATTTACGAGGGTGTGAAAACAGGTGGGCAGAGGATGTTCATCAATGGCAAGTGGGTCCATCAACGCACCATCGCTTCCTACCCGGGACGGTATAAGGCACTTAGGGAAAAGGGACACCCGATCAGGAAAACGATGAAATTCAAGTATCTGATGCCCCTGAACAAGACCATGAAGGCAAAGATTGAAAAATTGAATCAAAACTACCCAAAGCGTCTGCCTGAAGAGGACTCTGGGCCCACCAGAAGGGACGGTGCGAATCCGATCCAGACGCTCCAAGCTAATGCGTGATGACAGAACAAACAGTTTCAGTTGGTGCCCTAGGACGAGTGATCAATCTCAGTGATCGAAGGATTCAACAACTTGTCCGTGAAGGGATACTTTCAAAAGATGGTGGCAAGGGCAGATACCCGTTCACAACGAACATTCGGCAGTATGTCATGTATCTGCAGGCACGGGCAGATGCTACTGGGAATGTCATTGATTTTGAGGATTCGAGAAAACGGAAACTTCATGCTGAATGCCGTTTGGCAGAGATTGAACTTTCGAAGGCTGAGTCAAAGATTATCCCTATTGAAGAACACGCTGAGGTCATTGGGAAAATCGGGGATTTGGTCAAAGGCCGCTTGATAGCGATACCTAGTAAAACTGCACCTGCTCTAGCCCTTGAGGATAAGCAAATTATTTGTCGTGAGATTGTAGAAAGTGAAGTCAGAGAAACTCTTGAAGAAATCGCCCGGATTATTGCCGACGACAAATTCATCGAAGGCACGGAAGGCTCGGAAACAGCAGGCGAAGCGTTACCTTCCGCCACCGAAGTTAAGTCTGTCCGAGTGGGCCGACCGAAGAAGGGTTCTATCAAGTGAAGCATCTGCATCCCCGGGAAAGTGGCGAACATCACAAACGCCATATCTCAAGGGTGTCATGGATAGCATTACAGATCCACAGATTGAAAAGGTTGTTTTCTGTTCTGCGGCTCAAATTGGAAAAACAGAGGGGTGCGTTCTCAATGTCATCGGATACTTTTGTGATCAAGACCCAAGTCCGATTTTAATCGTTCTACCAACCGAAAATATGGCTCAGGCCCTCAGTCGTGATCGAGTTTCAACCATGATCCGGGACACACCCGTTTTGCGGAATAAGTTCAGTGATCCACGAAGTCGTGATTCTGATAACACGAAACTGCATAAAAAATTCATTGGCGGCCATTTGACCCTCACAGGAAGCAACTCAAGTGCTTCATTGAGTGCAAGATCAATAAGAATAGTTTTGATGGATGAAGTAGATAGATTTGCTTCATCAATAGCCGGGGAAGGCTCACCGATCATGCTTGCTGAGAGAAGGGCTGTCAGCTTTTTCAATCGGAAAATCATCATGACCTCGACACCAACGGTAAGGGGTGAAAGTGCGATTGAAGCCGCCTACGAAAATTCTGATCAACGGAAATATTACGTCCCATGCCCTCACTGTGATGAATACACGACTCTGGAATGGAAAAATGTGGTTTGGGACGAGGGACATCCTGAAGGGGCTAGGTACAAATGTGGGTTATGTGAAAATGATTGGACTGAACAACAAAGAATCAAAGCAATTCAACAAGGGGAATGGCGTGCTACCGCAGAGCATTTGAATACTGCAGGATTTCACCTAAACGGGATCTACAGCCCATTTGTCACACCTGCTCAAGCCGCAGTGGATTTCGTCAGGGCGAAGAACCATCCAGAAATGTTGAGATCGTTCATAAATTTGTATCTTGCGGAAGGGTACTCTGAAGACTCAGAACAACTGGCAACCGATGACATCATGCAAAGGCGTGAGCTTTATGATCACCCTTGCCCTGAAGGTGTTTTGGCCATTTCGAGTTCAACGGATGTTCAAAAGGACAGGCTGGAATGTATGATTGTCGGTCATGGGAAATTAGACGAAACATGGGTGCTTGATCACAAAATCATCTATGGATCACCCACCCAGGATTTTGTCTGGAATGAACTTCAGAAAATACTTCAAACACCCTGGACTTTACCTAATGGCAGGGACCTGCCAATCGCCGCAAGTTTCATCGATTCAGGCTACCTAACACCTGAAGTTTATAAGTTCTGCCGCAGGATGCAGGGTTTTAGGATTCATGCAACGAAAGGTGTCGGTGGAATTCGCCCACCCGTTGGCAGGCCTTCCAAAAGTAATTCCCAACGACTGCAGGTTTTTCCAATTGGGGTGAACGGGTTGAAAGAGTCCCTATTTACACGCCTGAAGGTCCAAGAAAAGGGGCCGAGCTACGTTCATATCCCTGATCACATGGATGACGAGTGGTGCCAACAACTTGTCAGTGAAAAAGCAGTCAAAAAATACACAAAAGGCATTTCCCGGATTGAGTGGGTTAAAACTCGATCACGGAACGAAGCACTTGATTTGATGGTATTGAATTTGGCTGCTTTTGTATTTTTAAACGTGAACACCGAGTGGGTAGCACAACGGCTTGAAGATGTTCGGAAGACTAAATCTGACCGTCCTAAACGGCGGCGAAACTGGGTGAGCAAGTGGTGAGTTATTTATTCGATTTCTCAAATTCAGCTTTCAACCTTTCTTCCGAGATCTCTTCTGAAAAATCGTCATTTAATTTTTGTACAGAACCTTTGATGGCATTTGGTGGGGGTACTGAAGGTGAATCAAATTCCTCTGGGAGGTCATGCTTTTCGGCTGTTTTTGGAACCTCTGAATCAAATTCCTCTGGGAGGTCATGCTTTTCGACTGTTTTTGGAACCTCTGACTTAAACCCGAGGATAACCCATCTCATTAAAAGCCAAATTGCTGAATAAGAAATCCAAAATATGAGGAAGTATCCAAAAATTTTTGAAGCATCAGGCAATCTTTCTAAGGGAGAAAGTCTCTCCCGTGCAAAAGGTGGATCGGTTTTTATCCAACTATCAAGGCACTCATCGTTTTGAATATGTTTTTGGGTGCAAGGGACTTTTGTATATCTGTCGCTATTTACATAACTGAAAGGAATTGCGCCTAAAAAGTAAAGGACGCTCAAAGCAATGTATAACCGTTTGAAACCTCTATCCCAACTCATTGATGGCAAACCTTTTTGATGCTGACAATTTTTCTAAAGTAGAGCCGGAAGTCCTGACAATCGGTGACCGCTGGCTGTGGAAACGCACTGACCTAGGAACGGACTACCCGCCATCGTCTTATGCACTTACTTATAAGGCAAGACAGCAAGGTTCTGGTTCCGTTTCTTTTGACATCACAGCTTCTGAATCAGGTGATGACTACCTAGTTGAAATAGCATCTGCCACCACTGCGAATTATAACGCAGGAAAATACAGTTGGGCTCTATATGTCACACGATCATCAGACTCACAAAGAATCCAGATTGATTCAGGTGAGTGGGAAGTAAAAACCAATCTTGTAACAAGTACAGCAGATCCAAGGACTCATGCAGAAAAGATGGTGGATCATCTTGAAAGCACCTTGGAATCGTTAGCTCAAAAACTGACTACAAGTTACTCAGTCAGTGACCGTTCCAACACCCTGCAGTCAATGTCAGATGTCAGAGATCAACTGGATTTTTACAAGGGGAAAGTTCGATCTGAAACCAATAAAGCCAGAGCAAAATCTGGCCAAAGGACAGATATGAACCTACTACTGAGGTTTCCTGCTTAATGTGGCCTTTTTCAAAGAAATCTGAACCTAAAAAACCTAGGTTTGCCAGATCCTACACGGGGGCAAAGGCAAGCCGACTGCTGGCCGACTTTTTGAGTCCGTCTTCCTCTGCGGATAAGGAAATCAGGCCAGCACTTCGAACACTTAGGGATCGTTCCCGTCAACTGGCGAGAAACGAACCTTATGCGAACAGGGCTTTGCAGATATTCAGAACTAACGTGATTGGGGATCAGGGGTTGTACTTTCAATCTAAGGCCAGAAATCTTCCATCAGGGAATGAAACGGTAGGCAGTCTAGATACCGTTGGAAACGAAATCCTTGAATCAAATTTCAAGAAATGGTGTCGGCCCGGAAACTGTGAAGTAACAGGGAAGCACTCATGGATTGATGTCCAAAACCTAGTCGTTGAAGGACTGATC